CTACTCCACACCTGGAATGACCGTAGCGAACTTCGCTCATGCGAGGCAAGCTTTGGCGTTCTTCTCTAAACTCGATTTCCTTGACTTGGGAATCGACAAAGAACGGGCCCCTGGAGAAGTATCTATCGGCCGAGTCTCTCTGTCGTGAGACAAATGAGATTTTCAGGCTGTGGGCATCCGGGAGCTTTATGTTCCCTAAAGAGGTTGATGCGGTGTTCTACCGCGCTCAACAGCTGATAGCCCACGTCCTTGGTGATGTCCCCAGTCTTGAAAAACTGAGGTTTCGCTTTGGCCCTGGTGCGACAACGCTTACTAAAAAGCGAAATGCCTCTGTCCGCGAGAAAATCGCGGCGGGGCTTTCATGTAGCGAAGATCTCTTACCTATGGCCTCACGGCTGTTGGCTGAGATGCCCGCTTGGACTGAGGCCATCAAGGCTTCAGTACACGACGTCTGCGTCGGGTCATACCCGACGCCTCACTCAGATGTCTCTGAGCGGACCGAAGTGCCATTGTCTCTCGACGATGGCTACGTCGGTTTCGTCCCTAAGAACTCTAAGACGCATCGCACAATTGGCACACAACCCCCTTTAAACGGGGTTTACCAGCTCGCGCTGGGTGACTATATGGCTAAGCGTCTCGCTAAGTTCGGGGTTGATCTTTCTGACCAGCGCCCTAACCAGGTGCTTGCGAAGGAAGGGTCATTAACGGGGGAATTATCCACCCTCGACCTATCTTCTGCTAGCGACACTGTTGCACTTGAGTTGGTGCATCATCTCCTTCCTGTTGACTGGGCTCTCGCCTTGTCGGTAGGCCGGACATCTTTCGACATCCTCCCGGATGGAAGAAGACTAAGGTTGGAGAAATTCTCGAGTATGGGAAACGGTTATACGTTTCCTCTTCAGACTTGTATATTCGCTTCGGCACTCCTAGCCTGTTACAGGTTTAGGGGTATCGAGCCGATTTTCCCACGCGGTAACGAGTGGGGTAACTTCGGAGTCTTTGGTGACGATATAATAGGAGTGACGC